CATAAGTATTTACTTCTGTGGATTCCAAACCTGTGAAACGCGAGAAAACTTCAATAATGTTAGGACGACTACCAGCAGATGTTACGCGGTATGCTCTGATTTGCAATACAGCACGATATTCATCGTCGTTTGAGTCTTGTCTGTCAACACCTAACTGTTTCCCTAGTTCGTCGAGGTAAGCTCCAGAGGCAGTGCTAATAAGTCGATGCTTGGCTAGATAGATCATTGCCTGATCTATCTTTGCCTTAGACTCTGAAATAATGTAAGTTAACTTGACAATATTCTCAGATGACTTAAAATCCTCAATAAGCAAATCTTTAACGTCAGCTACAATGTCCGTCCACACAGTTACGTGGTCAACATTGGTAGTCATTTTTAGTCCTTGTATTCGTATGAGATGTTACTCGTGTCAAAAGATGGTACAACGCTATATGCTGGTTCAATGTCACCATTATTGTAACTTCCATCATCTTCACTACTTAGTTTAACATAAACAGCAAGGTAAGTCAAGCGTCCAAAATCCAGTGCATTGTAAATAACACCTTTCATCTGATCATTAGTTACTTTACTACCAATCTCAAAGTATGCTTCCAAATCACGTAGTGCTGTGGTAATGTTAGCTTTCTCTGTTGTGGTAAGTACTTTCCCTGAGGCTGTAGTGTAAACCAGTTTTACTGAGTACTCTCGGGTACTTCCTGGAGTGAACTTGATGATCTCACTTCCACCGTCTTCTGTGGTAATTGTCGTTGCAACAGTACCATAAGTAAGAGTGTTGATTGGCTTCTTCTCGTAGATGGTTCGCGCTACTGTCTCTGCATCTCCACCGTACACGATTGTGTTGAATGTGAATGCTGGAGCGTAGTTCTGATCTACAGAAGTAGGGTTGTCATATACTCTAACCTTTGTCACACCAGGGACGTTCAGCAGAGCCGAAATAATAGCAGGACGTGTGGCAGCGTTTGCTTCGTCTTGGTTATCATTGAAGCGAGAACGGAATTCAGCATCTGTCTCAACATCCGTACCAGTGCTGAAAGCAGTGAAGTTACCTGTCGCAGAGTATCCGGTGAAAGTAGATGAGATACCCGTAATACCGCCTGTACTTACTGGATTATATCCTTTTTCAGAGGCGGCTACTGGAATCAGGCTCCACTTTGTACCAATACTTACTGTAGCATAGAACTTAGTTGCAGTTGACAGTCCTACAGGATTGGTGTAGTCTGCGGTATTGAAACCAACATACAAAACGCCATCTTTAGTACTGACAAGGCTCTTATCCACTGATGCTACGTTAGCCTGAATAAAAGTAACCAAGTCAGACATAAATGTGTTAGACGATGATGTAAGAGTGATAGAGTTTAAACCACCATCCAGAGTGTTTTGAATGTAGAACGTAACTTGATCTGCTGCACTGGTAGCTTGTGCTTTAGTAAGAGTGTATGCTGCAATGGAAGCATTGAGCAGGGTCTTACTTGATACGTAGTATGACAGATCGTTATCTGCGGTAAAATATGTGTCTGTGTCCAAAGATGCAGTCCACAATGCCTTGCTTGTTGACTTGACATAAACAAAGCCACTACCTGCTGTAGCTGATTGACGAGTCAAGCCACGCTTAGCGAATAGGTCGTCCAAGTATGTACCTTCTGCACCGTTCAGGGTCTGGGAGTTGTAGACTCCTTGCATTCCTTCCCAAAGGGTGTAGTCTGTGTAGGCTACAATACGGAATAACTGACCGAAGACAGTATCTTCTGATGTGGCTACATCACTTCCGAAAGTATTTTGTAGTGCTGTTACATAACGATCTAAGATATCGTCAAACGTAGGAATTACAAACCCTGCGTCAGTTAAACCATAATCTGCCATTATTCTTCTCCTTTAGAAGATGATACTCTACCCCAACGTAGATCAATAAGATTTTTCATAAGCCTTGATGGAGTAATCATAAATACGTAAGTCCATCCCATCCATTCAGGAATGTCCTTTTTGATTCCCAAGTAAATAAACATTCCAGTCATTACTGAAAGTCCAATGAAGTTCCAGACTTTAGTGCTGCTGATTTTATTCCCAGGGTAGGTACAAAACATACCGATAAAAAACTTTTTCATTATTGTCAACCTGTATCATAACATCCTTGTCCTAAAAAGTCAATCCTTATGTTGTAGGGATCAGCGTCCCTGTTGGCGTGTATTCTGCTCTCCAGTGGAAAGGAGAAGTAGAATTACCTACAGTACCTGAATCAACCTGGAGAGAACGAACAGAGAAGCCTGTTGTTGTAACACTATCGGTCACAAGAACAGTTGTCGCCAGAACTGCACCGCTTGAGGCACCGCTTCCTGTTTCAGTTGTTAACTGAATATCATTTGGTGCTGTAGAATAAGCCTTGGTAAAGGTTACGTCTGTCTGCCCTGATGTAGGGACAACTCTACCCCAAGAAAGCATACTTCCGTTCTTGAAGATTTTATATCCACCAGTATCTGTTACCTTGTACTCAATCATCTCCGGCACTTCTACAAAACGATCTTGCAAGGCAGTTACGCTAGTGGTAACATTCTCGACATTATCATTTGTATTAGTCAGGCCAGACTCTAATGTACTAATACGAACAACTGCGGCAGTAACATCACTATCAGTTTGATCTGTTTTGGATGTAAGCCCTGAGATGTTGCTCTTGATTGCCACTAAATCTGAATCCTGCTGAACACTCGTATCTGAAAGCGATGTGATAGAAGTTTCTGCACTGCTTACACGACTAGATAGCTCACTTAGAGAACTTGAGTTACTGGACGTGCTGTTTTTCAGCGATGAGATATCTGTCTCATTTGTCTTAACTCTGGTGGTCAAGGCAGAAATACTGTTTGTCAGTGTTGTGTCTGCACTCTGTAAAGAGGTGATAGCAGATTGTACAGTCACGCCTGCTGTTGTTCCAACAAGTCCTGCTCCTGAACTGGCACTATAATCTGTCAGCTTAGCCAGCTTCAAGTTTGTTACCATATAACCAATGCTTGTCTTCGTTGTTCTGTCTGTCTTTTCTACTAGCAGGTAATCAGTATCAGCTAAGTTACCTGACTCTGGTAGTTGTGAAATTCTTACTGATGAGGCCATTATAGCTTCCTTTTAAAAGAGGGGGCAAGCCCCCTTAATTAATTTGTGATTTCCAAGTTCGCACCACTGCTTGTAAGTAACACTTGACCTTGTTCGTCAGTAACGTATACAATCTCAGTGATCTCAGATCCTGACCACTCATTCCACCACGTAGCGTAGGTATTGAACGGTAGACCATCAATGTTCTCAAAGTAGTATAGCTCACCTGCGTAAGGTTCCAAGGTGTACTTGGAGCAAGTAACAGTTGATTCTGTGCTTGGTGTTGGGTAATAGTATTCATCAGAAGGTCTGGTGCTAAAGGTTGTTGAAACCACCTCTTCTGCGACCTGAACTGCTGCCTGGATACTGTAGTACCTGTTATCTCTGTCGAAAGATGATGTATAGCTAACGATAGCATCCACATATGTATTTTCTGCAAGGGCTGCAAGGAAGATCTTATCTACGGTCTCTTTCTTCCTAGCAACACCAATAATCTGCTGAATATATGGAATACCGAAGTTTGTATTCAGAAACCATTCACCCTGAAACGTATTCAAGGTGATGCTCAGTGTCTGTATACACATCTCGGATCTTTTTGTCGTCAGTACTAAATCACCATCATCTCCAATTGTAATATCGTTAGAAGTATCTAACTTTAAATCGAAGGCAATCCCCATTGATGATTATCCTTGTGCTGTGTTAGTATCGATTGTGCTACTTCCTGTCTGCACTCCTGTTACAGGGTGAGTATGCGTATTTAGGCCAATGCCGTTAGCATCTTTAACGTTACCTGCTGAGTCAACAGTCATACCATTAATATTGGCGGTTCCACCTTTAAAGGTCAGATTACCCCCAGCCAGATCTAGCGTACCGACACCATCTGTTAAGTGAATACCTGAGGAGTTAACTCTTACCAACATTCCTTGAGCATTCCTCGCTTCAATCTCCCCATCGGGTGAAAGTGAAACATAACTTTGTTTGTTATTGCTAAGTACAATTTTATCTGGATCAACACTCTCTGTTGAGTCTCCTCCCATAGTAATTTTTGGGATGAAGGCTACAGGATATAATCCACAAGGTTGATTTAGTGTTGCACTGGAAGCCGTGCTTCCGTCTGTCTGCAATGCGTTAGATGGGTCTCTTTCAGAGAAGATTAAAACTCCAACATCTCCAGCTTTTGTGGGAAAAGAAATTCGTCCTGTCCCTCCTCCGTTGATTGCCATTGGCACATCGTAAAAGGTAGGATAGTTGATCTCGTTCTCTGAGTCTTTTGTATTTTTCACAACCGACTCAAGTACCACTGTTTTAGCGTCATAGTCAACGCCTGTAACACGTACAGGCAGAGACGTATGCACCTCAGAGATTTGGTTCTTAATCAATCCACGCAAAGCTGTAACGATGTTTAGAGAATCCATCTATTGCCCCGTTGTAGATTTATTGATGATACCAGAAACAGAGACTGCCTCAACTTCGGAGATCCAATCCTTACCTTCGTAGTCTCCTGAGTGAGTTACCGTAACCACTTTAAAATATCCGTCATAACTTCTGGATTTGAGGTATACTGTTTTCTCGGGCAGAATATTACCGTTAATCTGGCATTTGAAAGTAACACCGTCAGTTGGCTTTTTAGCTTTCTTCGAAGTGCTTTTGGTTACTTTCTTAGTTGGTTTGATATCGTTGTGGAAAGGCTGAGGACTTCCAATCAATCCTGTGTCTGGGCTGATATATGCACTTCTTTTCTCTTGTCGCTGAGAACGTGGTGTGATATAAACAGATCCATCTTGGATCGATACGTTGTGGTCAATACTCTTGCATAAGCTCTCCAGATATTCGGAAGAGTTACCACACATATGACTCGCACTAGAAATCGCAGCGTCACTATCGATGCTCAAGTTACCTGAGTTTGTACCCAAGTCGCCAGCAATATCTTTAATGACTTTTGAAATCTTAGTTCCTTTCGGATAACTACGGCTTGTGTTTGCCAAAGAAATGTTAATACCGCCGTCTACACAGTGTAGCTCTGTCAGTCTGTCCGTTCCTTTCCATACATCACTCACCCACTGGACAGTGCCGATAAAGATCAGCACTTCTTCTTGTCCTTGATAACCTACAGCCAATGCCACTGCTAAGTTGTTACGGATGCTGTTGTTGATGTAGTTCACTGTGTCGTCAGATAAGTTGTAAATAATAATTGATGCCTTATTAGGATCTTTATTATTATCTTTCTTAACGTTAAAAGTGATCTGATGTTCTGTGAGTAACTTCAACGTTCCACTTGACTTCTTAGTTGATGCTAGTTTAGTATCTAGGTCGATCTTAGAAGTAAACGTACCGTTGGCGTTTGTCTTTTTAGCTGTATCTGTTGCTTGACCAATCAGGAGTTTATAACTGTGATTTAAGTTAGCAACAGCGTTAGTTTTAATATCCGGCATTAGTCTTGATCCTGTACCGCATCAATGTACATAAGACAAAATCTCATATCGATCCCCGTACCGTAAAAGTCTGGGCGTCCATTGATTTTAACTGTGTCTACCAAGTAGAGTTGACCATCTGGCACTCCTTCAAGGTATTTGTAAGGGGCAAGAAGATCTAATCCATTTGTGGCTTTGAATGTGATAACTGCTTCGTCACCAGAAGGGCCAAAGAACAGTTGCCAGGATTCATCTCGGGTGTTCCAACGAATACGAATGTCGTAGTCAACACCATCCAGCGTAACTGTATAAGTGTGATCCGTATGTTGAAGTGTTTGTAAGGCCCAAGCCGTATATCCCGTCTCGGAATCGATGAATACATTATCGTATCCTTTGTTTCCGGTATCTGCTCTGGTTGTTTCTGCAAACGATGTAATGTTATTTGAAATTGCCATTATTACCCCGTCTTGTTATTTACTCCACCAGCCTGATTCTGAATACGTTGTTCCAGATCTGCACTAGTAGGCTTGTAAACAGCTTTCTTAACCTGCTTACCTGTGTTCAAAGTAGAAGCTGTCTTAACTGCGATTGCGTTAACTGTCGCTCCCTTGACTAATCTGATTTGCTCAAAGTTCAAATCGAATTGCATTGCATATTCAGATTTATAGTTGTAATCTATACCAATCAAAACACAATCTTTAAATACCTTGTGCTCTGTGATGAGCGTGATCGGTTGCCTAGCTTGCATAATCTTTGTAAGATATGTGATTGCCTGGCTAACCCTGTCACCCTTAGGTTCTCCACTGTAAAGAAGGTCTTTCTTTAGCTGGATAGGTGTTTCACTGATGATTCCAGAGATATCAATCTTGGTGTTCTTGATCTGGATATGATCACTAACTTCACTGCT